ATATTTCTTTCATATTTATATCCGAATAACCTAATTTAATTGAAAGATGGCAAACATACCTATATGGCCCGGATCGTCCTCGTTTGATGACACAACACAACCTACACCATTTGAATTTTATAATTCAGATACAGAATTTGCAAGAGATGCTGATATGGTAGCTAATTGGTGTGCTCGAAGGTTAGGATATCCCTTAATAGACATAGAATTACAAGCTATAAATTTTTATGCAGCTTTTGAAGAAGCTGTAAGTGAATATGGTCATCAAATATATACATTTCAAATTAAAGACAACTTAGCTAGATTAAGGGGATCTGTTACTGCTTCTACTGATAATACTTGGCAAAACTTAAACCAAGTTAATGTTAAAGATGACTTTGGTTCTCTTTTTGAATCTACAGCAGTAGGAGGATCTAGTGCAGGAGGAGGTGGTTCTTATGGTTCAGCTACAAGCAAAACATATTCAGCGTCATTAAACGTTCAAGAATCAACACAAAAATATGACTTAATAAGTGATGGGTTAGTAGATTGGGAATCAGGATCAGCAGCAATAGGAAGTGGTAGTTTAAATGTAAAAATAAAAAAAATATACCATTATGCTCCTTCAGCTATCAATAGATATTTTGACCCTTATGCAGGTACAGGTACAGGAATACAATCATTAATGCAAACTTTTGGGTTTGGTAATTATTCTCCTGGTGTAAACTTTATGTTAATGCCTATATATTTTGATGCTTTAAAACTTCAAGCAATTGAACTTAATGATACTATAAGAAAATCAGGATACCATTATGAAATTGAAAATGATCGATATTTAAAGCTATTCCCTATACCCGCAAATGCTTATAAACTATGGTTTGATTACACTATTGATGTATCTGATTTAGGAGGTGGTGTAGACCCTACAACAGGGGGAGCCGCAGGATTAAATACAGTTACAGATATGTCTAATGTTCCTTATGATAGACCTACATATTCTTACATAAACGAACCCGGTAGGCAATGGATTAGAAAATATACTTTAGCATTAACAAAAGAAATGTTAGGTAGTATAAGAGGTAAATATCAATCTTTACCTATCCCTGGTGCTGATACAACTTTAGATTTCTCTAGATTATTACAAGAAGCTGCAGCAGAAAAAGAAGCATTAATTACAACTTTAAGAGAAGATCTAGCAGGATTGACTACTAGGGCACAATATGAACAAATAGCATCAGAAAATGAAACAAAATTAACAGCTCAAACAGTTGAAGGTAGATATCAGATTTATATACACTAATGATTAAATTAAAAGACATATTATTTGAAAATAAAATAGTAGAAGAAAAAAAACCAATTAAGGAATTTGTAATTGCTTCATTAGCTATTGGTGCTTTATTTAAACTTTTAATGAAATGGTATAAAAAAAATGAAAAAAAAGGAGAAGAATTAGAAGATTTTATAAATTTTGAAAATATTGAAAAATATTTAGATAAAAATGATTAGTTTAAAAAAAATATTATATGAAGTTTTAAATAATTTTGCAGTAGAAGCAGATGTATTTATAGATTCTCAATTTAATACATATGATATTTTAAATGAAATTAGAGCTTTAAGAAGAATAACAGTTGTGTCTATTATTACCCCAGAGGATTATCAACAATCACCTGGAGATGAGTATATTAGACTTAGAATAAAATTTGTAACTAGAGGAGAAGCAGATACAGCATTACAAGAATTTTTAGATAGTGCTTTATCTACAGATAAAGGAGAAACAGAATATAGAATAGAAGGGTTAAAATCTATGAAATTTAGAGAGGGAACCTTAAAACGATTATAATGGCATTATTTGGAGGATCAAGAGACGTATCATTAATACACAGTTTGAATGGAGAGTTAATAAATGATATCATTCAAACAGAAATTGCTTATTATAAATTTGCATTAGAACAAACTGCAATAAATGTTTATGGTGAATCTCAAGGTAAAAATTATTATGAACCCTTAAGAGTATCATGTTTAATTAATAGAGAAGATCAAAGTTGGTCTTCTGAAGATTTTGGGTCTGATGTAAACCAAGCTATTAGTTTTTTATTTTTAAAAAAAGAACTAAAAGATTTAAGTTTAGTACCTGAAGTAGGGGATTTATTATTATTTAGAAATAATTTCTATGAAGTAGATGGAAGAGTAGAAAATCAGCTTTTTTTAGGAAAAGATCCTGACTATGCTATATCAACAGAAACTACTGATTTTGGAGGTAGTTTTTCTATAATACTTAGTACTCATTTATCAAGAATAGAAAAATTAAATTTAATACCATTAAGAAATGGTGCTTATCCTGAAACAGCAAAAGACACTGGGGAACTTGCAAACCAAGCTTGGTGGACTGAAGGTATAAGCGTATGGAGAATACGTAATGAAGAAACAACCCCAGAACCAGATACAACAGATACAACACTATTTACAGTACAATCAGGATAATGGCAGATAATAAACATATAGAACCAAAAAGACCTATCCCTAATAGAGGATATGATAGATTAAGAGATAATCTAAAGGCTAATTTTAGGCCAGGATTTCCTTCTATTGCGGGAGGTTATCCTCCTCCAGATACAAGACCTAGTATTAATAGGGGAGAGCAAGTATCAAGAAAAGATGACCTTGTAAAAGATATTTCAATTGGTTTACAAGATCATGATGAAGCTATAATGTATTATTTTGATAATGTAATAAAACCTACTGTTATTACTAATGGGGATAGAACAAAAGTTCCTATAATTTATGGAGCCCCTGAAAGATGGAAAGGTGTTCAAAAAGATGGATATTATAGAGATAAAGAAGGAAAAATACAAGTTCCTCTTATTATGTTTAAAAGAGATAGTGTTGAAAAACGAAGAGATCTTGGAAATAAATTAGATGGTAATAACCCTCAACTTCATTATACTTTTCAAGAAAAATATTCTAAAAGAAATACATATGATAATTTTTCAGTTTTACAAGGAAGGCAACCCCAAAAAGAAATATATAGAGTAGTAGTACCTGATTTTGTTATACTACAATATACTTGTACTATTTGGACTGACTATGTAGCTCAAATGAATAAATTAATTGAAATGATTAATTATACATCAGATGCTTATTGGGGAGATCAAGAAAGATTTAAATTTAATGCAAAAATAGATACGTATAACAATACCACAGAAGTAGTTCAGGGAGAAAATAGAGTTGTAAAAACTAATTTTGGTTTAACTATTCAAGGATATTTAGTACCGGATAGTTTAAATAAAAAGCTTGCTAGTGAAAATATGTTGAAAACATTTAGCAAGTCTAAAATTATATTTAATAGAGAATTAGTATCTTCAGCTCCAGAGGCTGCTCAAACAAGAGAAGAAATTAGAAGTACAAGAGGTATAAATGTAGAACAAGGAGAAAGAGGAATAGGATATGAAGAAATAGGAACTAACAATGAAATAGGATAATATGTCAAAACAAAATAAAACAACTTTAAAAGGATTTTTTGAAACAGGAAAAATCCCAACACAAGGACAATATACTGATTTAATAGATTCACAAATAAACGCACGTGAATCAGGTACACAAATCATACAATCAAGTTTAAGTTCAAGTGGTAATTTTATAGCTGAAGGAAATATAACAGCTTCTAATATAAGTGCAAGTGGAGTTTTAACTGTAAGTGAAATATCTTCAAGTACCTTTACATTAACAGGACCTATAACTGCATCTATTATAAACGCAACATCAAAAGTATCATCTGTTAAATTTGAAAGCAGAAACCAAGATGTAATCCAATCAAATACAGGAGGAGATCAAGTATGGATTGGAGAAATAGGTGTAACTGACAATATTCTTCATATGGGACCTACAGTCTTAGGAGGGGATGTGTTAGTTACTAAAACTGATTTAGTTTCACCCGGTAATATAACTAGATGTAACTTTATAACATCTTCATTTGTAAGTGCAAGTGTTATAAGAGCTATATCAGGAATAAGTTTAGGAAATGAATTAGATGGAGTAGATGATGGAACCGCAAAAGGAAGTGGAAGTTTATATGTAAGAACTTCAGACAGTAAAACAGCAACTTTTGAATCAACAAATATAGGGGGTTCATTTATCTATTTTAGAGATGCAAATGGAAATGCATGGTCTCCTAATGATAATTTTTATATGGGAGTTACTAGTAACTATATGAGATTCCATACAGATACAGGATTTTTTCAATTTTTAGGAGATAATGGAACACTTTTTCAAATTGATAATAATGGTAACACACAAACTAAAGGAGATATAGTAGGATTAGGTCATTTATTTATTTCAGGAGCTTTAACAGCTAGTGTTCTTAGTGCTTCTAATACTTTCTTTGCTAGTACATTTATAGGTGATGTTATAAAATCACGTGGTTATTTAAGAGTTGAAACTAACATAACATGTTCAGGTGATATAAGTGCAAGTGGAAATATTGTTGCTAGTAATTACCGTATTGAAGATTCTACTGAAGGAGATGCAGGAGGTAAAGAATTAGTTGGATACTCAAGTAATACACTTAGATATGGATTTGATAGTGGTCTTCAAATTTATACTTACGGTAAAGATTCAGACAATAGACATTATTACTATGGAGACATAACAGCATCAAATAATATAAGTGCAAGTGCAAATATATATGCAGATGAATTTTATGTAGAAGATCAGAGAATAAGAAAAGCAAATAATGTTGTTAATATTCCTGGGGGTCTTTTAACAAGTGCTTTAACAGCATCAGGTACTATAAGCGCAAGTGGTGATATTACATGTGAAGATATAACTGCTACAGCATTAGTTACATTAGGTAGTAATAGATACCGTACACAAAATGATAATTTTGATTGCATGGATGGTGGTTTAGAAGCAAATGGAGATATAACAGCCTCAGGTAATATATGGGTAAGTGGTTCTTTGGGCTGGAATAATGTATACATTAATAGTACCGGCGGTGAAATAACATCATCAGGTAATATAAGTTCAAGTGGAATTATATATGCACAAAGTTATGGAATATGGGGAAAATATGGTTATGCCCTTTCAAGTATTAATGCTGGAACACTTAGATTAGCAGCTGATCAGCTTAAAACAAAAATAGGTGGAACAAATATAGAATTAGATGCTCCAGTTACTGCCTCAATAATAAGCTCCAGTGGACATATTTCTGCTTCAAATATAATAAGTACTGATGTAACTGTAGCAGATGATTTATTCATTACAGATGATATTATGAGAATAGGTGATGCTGATCCATCTATAAAATTAAGTTCTGATTTTAAAGTTGAAATTGGAGATGTAGCAGGAACTGGAACTGAAACTATATTAACAATAGATAATCCAAATAGAAAAATTAGCACAACTCATCAACTAGATGTAACTGGTAACATAACAGCTTCAGGTAATATAGAAGCAACATCAGGTACTGTAAGTGCAAGTTATTTTACGGGTGGAGTTAGTAGATTTGAACGAATGAAATCAACTCCTGGTTCAGCTGGAGT